GACATAACGAATTTTCTGATAAAGAGTGCCCTTGCTTCGATGTGAGGGAATGGTGGAGCACGAAGAAAGCAACTTCTTAACCCACAATCCTTGTCCGAATTGTCCATCGTCTGATGCGTTTGCTATTTATGACGATGGGCACGGATATTGTTTCTCGTGTGGGTATACAGAAAAAGATTGTCTCATTGAGACAGAAAGGAGAGAAAAAGTGAATGCAGGATTAATTACAGATGGTGAACAAAAACCATTAGCTAAGAGAAGTATTAATCAAGCTACAATCAAGAAGTGGGATTATCAAGTAGGTAACTACAATGGTAAAGCAGTACAGATTGCTAACTATAAAGATAATCAAGGAACAGTCATTGCACAAAAATTAAGATTTCCTAATAAAGATTTTTTATTTATTGGCAAGACTGAAAAAGTATCTTTGTATGGTCAATGGCTATGGAGAGATGGTGGTAAACAAGTAACTGTGGTCGAGGGAGAGATTGATGCTCTGTCAATGAGCCAAGCCTTAAATAATAAATGGGCTGTTGTCTCTGTACCTCACGGAGCAGCAGGGGCAAAAAAAGATGTCGCTAAAGCTTTGGAGTGGTTAAGTAAGTTCGACAAAGTTGTTTTTATGTTTGACAATGATGAGGCAGGTAGAAAAGCTGCTCAAGATTGTGCATCCATACTACCACCCAACAAAGCAAAGATTGCTAGTTTACCAATGAAAGATGCCAATGAAATGTTGGTAGCAGGAAAGGTAAATGAACTTATTGATTGTATGTGGGATGCCAAGGACTTTAGACCAGATGGTATTGTCAATGGAGCAGATTTATGGGAGTTAGTCTCATCGACAGATGATACTGAATCTTTTGAATATCCATTTAGTGGTTTAAATGGTAAAACACTTGGATTACGAAAAGGAGAGATTGTAACCATAACTGCAGGCTCTGGTGTAGGTAAAAGTCAACTCTGTAGAGAGATTGCCCATTATTTATTACATCAAGGGCAAACAATTGGTTATATTGCTCTTGAGGAAAGTGTAAAGAGGTCAGCCCTTGGGCTTATGTCTATTGCACTAAATAAACCACTACACCTAGGTAATGTAGATGTAACTGACAAGGAACTAAAAAAATCCTTTGAAGAAACACTAGGAACTGGTAGAGTATATCTTTATGACCATTGGGGTTCTACTGAGTCAGATAATTTGTTGGCTAAGATTAGATACCTTGCAAATGGTTGTGGATGTTCTTTTATTGTTCTTGACCATATTAGTATTGTTGTGTCTGGTATATCAGAGGGAGACGAAAGACGAACTATTGATAATACTATGACAAAACTAAGAGGATTAGTAGAAGAACTAAAGGTTGGCTTGATATTAGTCTCGCATCTTAAAAGACCAGATGGTAAAGACCATACTGATGGAGCAAGAGTAAGTCTTGGTCAGTTAAGAGGTTCTAGTGGTATTGCACAACTAACAGATATTTGTATTGGTTGTGAAAGAAACTTGTCTGATAATTCTCCTACAACAACTGTAAGAGTATTGAAGAATAGGTGGACTGGAGAAACTGGAGTAGCTTGTAAATTAGCTTATGACAAACATACTGCTCGTATGAGTGAGTTGACTGTTGATGATGAAGATGATATAGATGATATTACTTTTAATGAAAAGGATGAACTAAATGAAACTAGTATTTGATATAGAAACTGACGGACTTTTAGAGAGTGTTACTAAGATACATTGTATTGTTGCCAGAGATGTCAGCGACAATGATAAAGAGTACATTTTTAAAGAGGACACTATTGGAGATGGTATAGAATTTCTACAGAAAGCAGAAGTTCTAATTGGACATAACATTATATGTTTTGATTTACCAGTCATAAAAAAATTATATGGTGTAGAACCAAAAGCAATAGTGGTTGATACCCTTGTACTGGGTAGATTATATTTTCCAGATAGAAAAAATAGAGATTTTAAACTATTTAGAAAAGGTAATTTACCACCACAACTTATAGGCTCACATAGTCTAAAAGCTTGGGGGTATAGAATAGGTATAAGCAAAGGGAAGTTTGCAGAAGAAAGTGACTTCTCTGTTTTTTCTGAAGATATGTTACAATATTGTCAACAAGATGTTTGGCTAAATACTTGTCTGTATAAAAAATTTGAGAACATAAAATACTCTCAAGATGCAGTTAAGTTGGAACATAGAATTCAAGAAATTTTGTTTGCACAACAAGAACACGGCTTTCCATTTAATGAAGAGGCAGCACAAAAGCTTTTTTCTAAATTAAATGACGAGAGGTGTCTCATTGAGACAGACTTGAAGAAAGACATATCTGCTTGGGTACACGAAGAAGAGTTTGTACCAAAAGTTAATAGTAAAAAATATGGATATGAAAAAGGTGTACCTACTATAAAGAGAACTGTTACTGAGTTTAATCCAAATAGTAGAGAACATATAGCCAGAATGCTACAAGAAAAGTATGACTGGAAGCCAAAAATTTTTACAGAGACTGGATTACCTAAAGTAGATGAACGAGTTCTTAGTTCTTTGGATTATCCAGAGGCAAAAGTACTAACTAAATATTTAACAATACAAAAAAGGCTAGGACAACTTGCAGAGGGTAAACAAGCTTGGTTGAAACTAGTAAAGAAAGGAAAGATAAATGGATATGTTAACCCAATGGGAACATACACTTCGAGATGCACACACAAGAACCCAAATATGGCTCAAATACCTAGTGTCAAAGCTGAATATGGGGTGGATTGTCGTAGTTTGTTTTATGCTAATGATGACTACAGCCTTATGGGGTGCGATGCTAGTAGTTTGGAGTTGCGTTGCTTATCCCACTATATGGCTAACTGGGATGATGGTCGATATGGTAAGCAGGTTGTTAACGATGACATCCATACAATTAACCAAAATGCAGCAGGGTTACCAACTCGTGATAATGCCAAAACTTTTATCTATGCTCTCATTTATGGGGCAGGGAACGAAAAACTTGGTAAGATTATTGGCAAAGGTAGCCAAGAGGGTAGCAGGATAAAAGCAGATTTCTTTAAAAAGATACCTGCATTAAAAAACCTAACAGAATCTGTTCAAAAAACTGCAGAGAATGGGTATATTTTTGGTATTGATAAAAGAAGAATACCAGTTATGCACCCACACGCAGCACTAAATACTCTTCTCCAAAGTTGTGGAGCAATTTTAACAAAACGATGGATTGTTATATTTCACGATTTGTTAAAAGAAAGAGGCTATATAGATGGTTGTTGTTATAAACAAGTAGCCTATGTACACGATGAAGTGCAAGTATTAGTTAAAAAACATAAAGGAGAGGAAATTGGTAAAATCTGTGTCGAAGCAATCAAAAAAGCAGGAGAATATTACAACCTCAGAGTCCCCCTTGACGGAGAGTTCAAAATTGGAAAGAACTGGGCTGAGACCCACTAAGAAGACTCGCAAAGACTTTGATATTGACCTTGCTTTTGGAAAGCTACACGAAGATAAGATTCTCGATATGCTTGAGAATAAAAAGATTGAAGTAAAAACAGAAAGAGATGTGTGGACTCGTTCTGGTAATATAGCAATCGAATTTGAAAGTTATGGTAAACCAAGTGGCATTGCAGCTACTAAAGCTGACTACTGGTTTCATAATCTTTCAGTAGGTAGTCAAGTTTTTTGTACACTTGTATTTGATGTAAAAGTATTGAAACAAGTTATAAAGAATTTAGATTACGAAAAAATAGTAAATGGTGGTGATAATTATGCATCAAAAATGTACTTAATTAATTTATCAAAACTATTTGCAAAAGACACACTAAAACTTTATAAAAACCTAGTACCAAAGATTGGAGAAAAAAATGGAAAAAGTACTACTGATTGACGGAGACATTGTAGCTTATCAAGCTGCATCTGCCTCAGAACATCCTATACAATGGGATGATGACCTCTGGACTCTACATAGTTATGAGTCTGAGACTAATCAGAAAGCTGATGAGATTATAGATAGTCTTATGGAGCAATCTGGTTGTAAAAAGAAAATGATTTTTCTTTCTGGTAAAAAAGTATTTAGGAAAGAAATAGATACTGAATATAAAGCAAACAGAATTGATAAAAGAAAACCTATGGGTTTAGCTGCAGTTCGTGCTCATCTAAAAAAGAAGTATAGAGCAAAATCTATGGAACATCTTGAGGCTGATGATTTGCTTGGTATTTATGCCACAAAAGACCCAGACAAATATATTATATGGTCACCAGATAAAGACCTAAGACAAATTGCAGGACAACATCTTATAGATGGAGAAGTAGTAACCATAGAAAAGAATGTTGCTATGAAAAACTTTTACAAACAAATATTGACTGGTGATGTAGCTGATAACTATAAAGGAGTTAGAGGTATTGGCGAAGTTACTGCTGAGAAACTTTTGACACCAAAAGATGGAACAGAGGCTGATGAAAACTGGTTTTGGGCACAAGTTACTAATGCCTACAGAAAAGCCAAGATGTCAGAAGAAGATGCAATAAAGACTGCAAGATTAGCACATATTTTAACTGTAGACACAATGAATACTCTTTGGAGTCCTCCTATGGCTCAGTTAGATATTGTTGAGTTTTCTTCTCCTACTAATATGAAAATACATAAGAATGCTAATATGTTAGATGTATTTGACTTAGGCGATTAATGTATTATAATATTGTTAAAGCTATGAGAGAAGACAAAATAAATAACCCATCGCACTATACACATTCTAAGATGGAGTGTATAGATGTAATCAAAGAAATGACTGGAGATGGTTTTGAACATTACCTTAGAGGTAACATCATAAAGTATTTGTGGAGATGTAACCACAAAAACGAAAGTCCAGTAGAAGATTTGAAAAAAGCAAATTGGTATCTTAATCGTTTAATAACACTTAAAGAGGAGGGCAAATGATGATGAATGTTTACCAGAAATTTATAGCAATATCTCGCTATGCTAGATTTATTGAAGAAGAACAAAGGCGAGAAACTTGGGAAGAAAGTGTTGACAGATATGTTGATTACTTTGCTAAGAAGCTACCCAAGGCAGAAAAACAACTAAGACAATATTCTGTCTTTATGAAAGACCTTGAAGTAGTACCATCAATGAGAGCCATTATGTCAGCAGGTCCTGCGTTAGATAGGGATAATATTGCAGGTTACAACTGTTCTTATATGACTGTTGATGACCCAAAAGCATTTGACGAATGTCTGTATGTTCTTATGTGTGGTACTGGTGTTGGTTTTTCTGTTGAAAGAAAATGTGTGGAAAAGTTACCAGATATACCAGAGTGTCTCAATGAGACAGAAGAAGTCTTTGTAGTAGAAGACAGTAAATTAGGTTGGGCAAAAGGTTTGCGAAAACTAATTTCTAGATTGTATGCAGGAGAGATTCCAAAATGGGATTTGTCAAAAATAAGACCTGCAGGTGCAAGACTTAAAACATTTGGTGGTAGAGCAAGTGGTCCACAACCACTAGAAAATTTATTTAGGTTTACAGTCAACACATTTAAAAAAGCTGCAGGAAGAAAGCTAACAAGTATAGAAGCACACGATGTTATGTGTGCAGTAGCTGCTGCAGTTGTAGTAGGTGGTGTCCGTAGGTCAGCTATGATTAGTTTGTCAGATATGGTAGATGATAGGATGCGTAACTGTAAGATGGGAGACTGGTGGACTGAGAATGTTAATAGGTCATATGCTAATAATAGTATTGCTTACAATAGAAAACCAGAAATGGGTGGATTTATAAAAGAGTGGGCTGCTCTATATAGTTCTAAATCTGGAGAACGAGGAGTGTTTAACAGACAAGCAGCTAAAGAACAATCAAAAAAAACTGGTAGGAGAAACCACGATTACTATTTTGGAACTAACCCTTGTGGTGAAATAATTTTACGACCATCTCAATGTTGTAATCTTTCTGAAATAATTATTAAACCAAAAGATGATTTAGAAACTCTTAAAGTAAAAGCAGAGGTTGCATCTTTTCTTGGTACAATACAATCTACTCTTACTGACATAAGATATCTTAGACCTATATGGAAAAAGAATATGGAAGAAGAAAGATTGTTAGGTGTTTCTATGACTGGTATTTTAGATAATGAGTTATTAGCTGATGTAGATAAAGTTACTAACACAGATGTATTAACTCAATTAAAACAAGTAGTTATAGACACAAATAAAAAGTGGGCAAAAATATTAGGAGTAAATCAGAGTACTGCTACAACTTGTGTTAAACCTAGTGGTACAGTATCTCAATTAGCTGATTGTGCATCTGGTATACATCCAAGATATTCTGATTATTATATTAGAAGAGTAAGAACAGATACTAAAGACCCTCTTGCAGAATGGATGATAAAAGAGGGAGTGCCGTATGAAAAAGATTCTTACAACCCTCATAACTATGTATTTTCTTTTCCAATACAAAGTCCAACACATAGTAAAAAGAAAGAGGAATTAAATGCTATTGACCAACTTAAACTTTGGAAAGCTTACAGAGAAAATTGGTGCGAGCATAATCCATCAATTACTGTATATGTAGGAGAAGAAGAATGGATGGAAGTAGGTGCATATGTATATGAGCATTTTGATGACATATGTGGTGTTTCATTTTTACCAAAAGAAGATGATTCTCACTCGTATGTACAAGCACCATATGAAAAAATAAATAACTTGCAATTTAAAAAGTTATCTGATAATATGCCTACAATTGATTTCTCAAAGTATAGAGAAGTCAAGGATATGACTACTAGTTCTCAAGAGTTAGCTTGTACTGGTAATTCGTGTGAATTATAGTTATATTTCTTTCTTGTCAAAATAGTGGGCAGAGGGGGTTATGTAATAGTAATCCTCTCTGTTTTTTGGACAGTATTGGAAATACCTATGAAATTATTGACGGATAAACCTTTAATATCAAACGATGTGTTGAATTACTTAGAAAGGCAGTTTCCAGATAAGCTACCTAAAGACGAAAATATTTCTGTTGAAAAACTAAGATTTTTACAAGGTCAGCAGTCAGTAATTGAAAAGGTGAGACAACTAACTAACATAGATGATGAGGAGTAAACTACTATGTGCTTTATGAAAAGTCCAAAGATGCCTGCTCCCCCACCACCCCCTGCACCTCCTGCAGCAGTACCACAAGTAACTGCAAAGGAAGTTGATTTTGAAGCTATTGATACTGATTCAGCAGCTATGAAAAAGAAAAGGGATGGTAAGAAACAGTTCCGAGTAGATAGAAAACAAAATACATTGGGAACTAATCTAGCAGAGGGAACTGGTTTATCTATACCAAAAAAACAAACTAATACTAATTAACAAGCGAGGAACAAATGTTTGATTATGAAGACAAAATCCTCTCCAAAACTGTATGCTATTGTGGTGGAGGAGGAGGTGGAGGTGGTGGAGGTCCTGCCCCAAAGCCAAAAAGACAAGCTTCTACACCAGTAGCTGCTATTGAGGGAAGAGGTTCTGCAAAAGCAGTAGATGCTGACGATGATGCAGTACCAAGTCCATCAGCACAAAGACGAAAAGACAGAATGGGAAAACGAAGATTCAGAGTTGGTCTTGATGTCAATGTAGCAAATGTTGGAGGGTCTGGAAAAACTGGTATCAACATACCAGAGTCTAGTTAACCAATATGGCTAAAAAATACAGAAATATTGCAGAGGCAATAGGGATTGGAAATATGCACGGAATGGCTTATGCTTTAAGCCAAGGAGCAAAAGATATGCAATCTGCATCAGCAATACAAAAAAAATATGTAGAAGATATGGGTATACCCTATATGGCTTTTTCTGGTAATATAAAAAATAAGAATAACACTAGAGCCGTTAGTGCTGTTGTTCCTAATGAATTTAAACAAACTAAGAAAAAGAAAACTGGGTTAAATATAACAACTGCTAATCCACAAAAAAAGAAAAAAACAGATAATCGTTTGATTAAACCTAGAAAAGTTGTAGGACTAGGTATAGAATCAAGTGGTGGTTCTACAAAGTCTAAAAATATTTCTTTGACTATGGGTGGGCTTAACATTCCGAGAGGTTAATATGATTGAAGAATATTGGAATAAAATAAAAAATAAGATGCAATGTATGAGTTGCCGTCAACCTATGTATTTAGGTATTATAGCTATTCTTTTACTTCTATTGTTGGTGTCTTAGTATGGAAAAAATTAAGTCTATAGCTAGTAGATATGCAAACCTTGCTGCTAACAGAGATTCTTTTCTGCAAAGAGCAAGAGATGCAGCAGAGTTGACTGTACCAACTCTTATGCCACCAGAGGGTCATACTGGTTTTACTAACTATAAAACACCTTACCAAGCAGTTGGTGCAAGAGGTGTAAACAATCTTGCTAGTAAATTATTACTTACTCTTTTACCACCTAATTCACCTTTCTTTAGATTAATTATTGATGATTTTGATATAGAAAAAATAGCAGGTAAAGAAGCAAGAGGAGCAATTGAAGAGGCTCTGTCTAGAATAGAAAGAACATCAATGCAGGAAATAGAATCAACTGCAATTCGTGTTCCAGTATATGAAGCATTAAAACAATTAATTGTAGCAGGTAATGCTTTATTGTTTTTCCCAAAAACTGAGGGAGCAATGAAAGTATTTAGGTTAGATAGATATGTTGTAAAAAGAGACACGATGGGTAATGTAATGGAGGTTATAACTAAAGAGTCTGTATCTCCACTTATGTTACCAGAAAAAGCACGAATAATGCTTACTCAAGCAGATAATATTACTCAAGAAAGAGAAGCAGATTATAATAACAAAAACCTTGATTTATATACTTATGTCTGTCGTAAGGAAGATAAGTTTCATATACATCAAGAAGTAAAAGGTATGGTTGTACCAGACTCAGAGGGTTTTTATCCCTTAAACAAAAGTCCATTTATTCCATTACGATTTACTAGAATTGATGGTGAAGATTATGGTCGTGGGTTTGTAGAAGAATACATAGGTGATTTAAGAAGTCTTGAAGCTTTAACTAGAGCCATTGTAGAGGGTAGTGCTGCTTCTTCTAAAGTATTATTCTTAGTTAGACCTAACGGAACAACAAAACAAAATACACTAGCAAAAGCACCAAATGGAGCAATTGTACAAGGTGATGCAAATGATGTAACAACTTTGCAGGTAAACAAATTTAATGATTTTAGAGTAGCACAAGAAACTGGATTAAGAATTACTGAACGATTATCTTTTGCTTTCTTACTTAATTCTTCTGTACAAAGACAAGCTGAACGAGTAACTGCAGAAGAAATAAGATTTATGGCACAAGAATTAGAAAGTGCACTTGGTGGTACTTATTCTATTCTTAGTCAAGAGTTTCAGTATCCACTAGTTGAGTTACTATTAGATAGGCTAGAGAAAAAGAAAAAGATGCCTAAAATGCCAAAAGATACAGTCAAACCACAGATTGTAACTGGGCTTGAGGCTTTAGGAAGAGGACAAGATTTAAATAAATTAGCACAATTTTTACAATATCTACAACCATTAGGACCAGAGACTATCGCTTCTAGTCTTAATGTTGATGATTATATAGATAGACTAGGAGCATCGTTAGGAATTGATACTGGAGGTTTAATAAAAACACCAGAGCAAAAACAAGCAGAACAAGAACAAATGATGCAACAACAATCTATGAATAAACTAGAAGACACTATTTCTGGTATGGCACAAAAAGGTGCATTACCAATAACCGAGAAAGCATTGGAACAAGTACAGCAACAAACTGACCAAGGAGTTGAATAAACATTATGGCTGAACAATTAAATACATATCAAGGGGAAACTCAAGAAGACCCTAATTATCAAAAAGAAATGGTAGAAAAAGCAGAAGCTGCAATACAGCCTCCTGCTACAGAAGAAGTCCAAGATAGACCAGACTGGCTACCAGAAAAATTTAACACTCCAGAAGATATGGCAAAAGCTTATTCTGAATTGGAGCAACAGTTTCACTCAAGTCGAGAAGCAGACAATGAGGCAGCTTTGGAAAACAAAGATGCAGCTATTGATGAACTAGAAGCACACGGAATTGACTATAGTGCTATGTCTCAAGACTTTTGGGAAAAAGGTGGTCTCTCAGATGAGCAGTATGACCAACTAGAAGATGCAGGTATACCATCAGATGTGGTAGACTCATTTATAGATGGACAGATGGCTCTTGTAGACCAAACTAGGCAACAAGCCTATAACTTAGTAGGAGGAGAAGAAGCCTACAAAAATATGATGGATTGGGCTGCAAATAACTTAACAGCAGATGAGCAAGAAGTATTTAACAGAACTGTTGATACTGGCAACCCTCAAGATGCTGTATTTGCAATTCAAGGTCTCCATTCTCGTTATCGTTCTGGTGTAGGTGTCGAACCAACCCTTGTAAAAGGTGAGGTAGGCGATGCAACAGTAGGGAACTTTCAAAGTCTGGCAGAAATTACTGCAGCGATGTCTGACCCAAGATACGAAAAAGACCCTGCGTATAGAAGTCAAGTAGCTGAAAAGTTACGAAAATCTTCTGTACTCTAACTGTCTCATTGAGACACAAGTTACAAATACTAAAAGAGACTAGTATCTCTGACCCCTTGCGAGGGATAATCTTAGAGAACGAAACTTGCAGAACTTTGTAATAATAAATCAATATCAACTTGCTATAACTAATAAGGAGGATAACTATGGCTATGCAAGGTGCATCAAATCCTGCCTATGATGTGAGTAGATTAGGACAGACTAACCTTACTGGTGATGTTCGTGATTTGTTTTTAAAGCTGTATGCAGGAGAAGTTCTTACTGCATTTGAAGCAAAAAACATTATGATGCCTCTTATGAGGACTCGAACTATTACTAAAGGTAAGTCAGCATCCTTTCCATTCTTAGGTAGAACAAGTGCTGAGTATCACACCCCTGGAAATGAAATTACTGGTGGTAAGATACGAGCATCAGAAAGAATCGTAACAATTGACGATTTGTTAATCTCGGCTCAATTTGTGCCAAACATTGACGAGGCAATCAATCATTACGATGTAAGGTCGACATACAGTAAAGAGGCAGGAATTGCCTTGGCAACTGAAGCTGACAAAAACATAATTAGAACAGCACTAAAAGCTGCTCTAGCAACTAACGCAACAAGGGCTGCTGCTCTTGTTCAAGACTACAAAGCATTCTCTGAAGAAGATTTCACAGACAATGTGACTATCGGTGCAGCATCTGGAGATGTTACAGACCCTGCTAAATTAGCAAAGTCTATCTTTGATGCGAAGAAAGAATTCGATAAGAAAAATGTTCCAACTGATGGTGCGTTTGTAGTATTACCACCAGACCAATACTATGCGTTATTGGATGTAACTGATGGTAATAAACTGGTCTATATGAATCGTGACTTTGGTGGTACTGGCTCAGTAGCATCTGCAGTTGTTCCACAAATTGCAGGTATGCCTATTTATATGTCTAACCACTTAGTAGTAGCTGATGTTATTGAAACATCTGGTACTGATAAAGGTCAGTCTAAAGGTAATAGACCACTTGCTAATACTGCAGGTTCTGGTAGAACTACTGCATATGACATTACTAATACTACTACAGATGGTGTTAACTTAGTTGACCTAGCTGCTAAAGTAAAAGGACTAGTAATGACTAAAGATGCTGTAGCTACTGTTAAGCTTATGGACCTTGGAGTAGAAAGCGAGTACCAAATTAATCGTCAAGGTACATTGATGGTTGCTAAGTATGCAATGGGTCACAACATTCTTAGACCTGCTGCTGCTATCGCACTATCTAGTGTCTAATAATACTAACTAGGGGAGTCCGAAAGGACTCCTCTTCTTACTTGGAGAAAAATATGTCTTGGAATAAACCACAAGTAACAGAGGTAAGTGTTGGTCTTGAAATCAATGCTTATGTGTGTGCAGTACTATGAGTACTGCCACAAAGCGAGACCCCAAAAAATGGGCTGCAGCTAAAGCCAGAGCAAAAGCCAAAATGGGTGGTAAACACTCAGCAAGGGCTATGCAACTTGCAGTAAAATATTATAAAGATGCAGGTGGTTCATATTCTGGACCAAAAAAATCAAACAATAAATTACGAAAGTGGGGTAGACAAAAATGGCAATATGCAGGTAAAAAAGGTGAATCAAGATATTTACCTAAAAAAGCGATTGCTGCGTTATCGCCATCCGAAAGGGCAGCGACTAATCGGAAGAAAAAAGCAGACACAAGAGCAGGAAAGCAATTTAGTAAACAACCAAAATCAATCTCAAACAAAACTAGGAGGTACAGAGTATAATGCCAAAATTAGACGGAAAAGAATATCCTTACACTAAAGCAGGAAAAGAACAACATAAAAAAGATAAAGCAAAGAAAAGTGGTCTAACTGCTAAACAAAAAACTTTGCCAAAACAAATACAAACAAAAATTATGGCTGCTAAAAATAAGCCAAAACAAAGAACTAATTCTGGTATGAGGAAGTATAGAGTATGATTACTTACATTCTTGTATCAACATTATTATGGGTGGTGTTCTAATGGCTAAGACACCTGCGTGGCAACGAAAAGAGGGGCAAAACCCAAAGGGAGGACTTAACGCAAAAGGTCGTGCATCTTATAACAAAAAAACTGGTGGTAACTTAAAAGCACCAGTAGGAGGTGCAGCAGATAGCCCACAAAAAAAGAAACGCAAAGGCTCTTTCCTAGTAAGGATGGGGTCTTCTGCAGGACCACTAAACAAAGATGGGAAGAAGACGAGATTGAAGCTCTCACTAGAAGCTTGGGGGCACTCTGGTGATAAAGCATCAGCAGTAGCAAAAGGTCGAAGACTTCTTGAACAAGCAAAAAATGCAAAAGAAAGGAATAAAGCATAATGGCTCTGACAACAACAACTAAACTTGAAGCTATAAATACAATGCTCTCAGCTATTGGCGAGAGTCCAGTTAACTCACTTACTTCTGGTTTGGTTGATGCTGAACAAGCTGAAACTATTCTTAACTCTGTAAATCGTGAAGTGCAGTCTATGGGTTGGTCTTTTAATACTGACTTAAAAAGACAGTTTGTGCCAGATACAAATAAACAAATACAAATACCATCAAATATTTTAAGAATTGATATGGCTCAAGATAAAACTGATAAATTAGAACTTGTACAAAGAGGAACAAAATTATATAATAGAGCATCTAGTTCATTTTTTATGGATGATGATATTACACAAGTTTTGATGAATGCAGTAGTATTATTAGATTTTGAAGATTTACCAGAAGCTGCTCGTAGATATATAACAATAAGAGCAGCCAGAATTTTCCAAGACAGAGTTGTTTCTTCTAATGACTTACATATTTATCAAGAGAGAGATGAATTAATGGCATTAGTAGAATTAAAAGACTCTGACAACCAAGTGCTAGACACCACCATATTTGATAACTATTCTGTAGTTTCTGTTCTTGATAGAACTGGTGGGGGTGTCTTGTAATGGCTCTAGTATCTGCATCAATCCCAAACCTTATTAATGGTGTATCTCAACAGCCTCCATCTCTACGACTTAAAACTCAAGCAGAAATACAAGAAAATGGTTTTTCAACTGTTGTAGATGGCTTAAAAAAACGACCTAGTAGTGAACACATAAAAACTTTATCTAATGTTCCATCAAATATAGAAAATGCTTTTATTCATACAATTCGTAGAGATGAGAATGAATTTTATATATTAGTAATAACAGATAATGTATTAAAAGTATATGATAAAACTGGAATAGAACAAACAGTTACAGAAAGTCCAACTGGAGCAATAAGTTATCTTAGTGGATTAACTGACCCATCAAAAGAACTAACTGCAACAACAATAGCTGATTATACTTTTATTGTTAATAAAAATAAAGTAGTAGCAAAAGATACAACAAATAAATCACCAGTAAGACCAGAAGAAGCTATGTTTTATGTAAGGCAAGGTGATTACAAAACTGATTTTACTATAAGAGTAAAATATCAAGGTACAACTTATTCAGCTAGTAAAACAACTTTAGATAGTTCAAGTGCATCTAACCAAGGCGATGTTAGGACTAACACTATTATGTCAGATTTAGCTACAACTCTTGATGGAGTTTTACCTACTGGATTTACTACAGAATTACTTGATAATGTTTATTATGTAAAAAGAGATGATGGTAATGCATTTGAAGTAGAAGCTTCTGATTCTAGAGGTGATACTTTTATTTATGCATTTAAAGGACAGACAGCTAACTTTGATGATTTACCACCAAGAGGTAAAGAGGGATTTCTTATAGAAGTTGTAGGTGATAATGAAAAAGGACAAGATGATTATTATGTACAACTTAGTGACCCAGATGGTAATGGTCAATTAGTATGGAAAGAAAGAGTAGCACCAGACTTAGAAATTAATTTTGATAAAACAACAATGCCTCATCAGCTTATCAGACAAGCTAATGGAACTTTTTTATTTACACAAGCATCTTGGAAAGATAGAAAAGCAGGTGATGATGACACAAACCCCTTTCCATCTTTTACTGGTTTTAAAGTAAATGATTTATTCTTCCACAGAAATAGACTAGGAATGCTATCTGATGAAAATGTTATTCTTTCAGAAGTTGGCGAATACTTTAATTTCTTTCAAAATACTGTAATTACATTTGTAGATTCTGCTCCTATTGATGTTGCAGTCTCAAATAACCAAGTGTCAATTCTTAGACACGCAGTACCATTTTCCGAACAATTATTATTATTTTCTGACTTGACTCAGTTTGTTCTAAGAGCAGAACAGTTCTTAGCCCCAGATACAGTCTCTATTGATGTAACAACACAGTTTGAGGCTAGTCTAAGAGCCAAGCCAGTAGGAGCAGGTAAATATGTTTTCTTTCCAACTAATAGAGGTAAGTTCTCTGGTGTACGAGAATACTTTGTTGATAACTCATCAAACACAAACACAGTTAATGATGCTGCTGATATTACTGCTCACATTCCATCTTACATTCAAGGCGAAGTTATTTCACTTAAAGCATCATCCAATGAAGATGCATTATTACTTCTTACTGATGATTCTGCTGACACTCTTTATGTATATAAATATTATTGGAGTGCCACAGATAAATTACAGTCAGCTTGGTCAAAATGGAAGTTTGATGGAAGTTTATTGAATGTAGATTTTAACTTGTCAGAAATTTTTATTCTAATTAAAAGAGGAACAGATGTTTGTTTAGAAAAAATAAATTTATCTAAAGATGAAGCAGTTGATATAACAGATGCTAATCATCCTATTCTATTAGATAGAAGAGTAAAATTAACAAGTGGTGGTACAACTACTGTACCTTATACAGATTCAAATACTATTTATGTTAGACAAGACGGACAACAAATAACACAATCTCAAGTAGCAACTGCTTTAGCTGCTAATAAAGTTGTTTATGCAGGTATACCTTTTACATTTAAATATGAGTTCTCTGAACAAGTAATTAAAAGAGATAATGCTCCAATAACTATTGGTAGATTATCTATTAAGAACTGGAACATTGTATATAACGATAGTGGGTTCTTTGAATGTAAAGTAACACCAGATAAACGAGCAACAAAGACTAGACGATTTACTGGTAGAAATATTGGTAGCTTGAACAATGTGATAGGAAAGGTGTCAATAGATAGTGGTACTTTTTCTTTTCCAGTTTTATCTAGAGCAGACTCTGTAAAAGTTGAGATTGAAAGTAATAGCTTTCTCCCCTGCATATTTCAGTCTGCTGAGTGGGAGGGTTTCTATACTCTGCGTTCTAGGAGATTGTAATGGCTCACTACAGACCAAGTTGTCTTGAGGATATTAACAGACTAGCCCCAGATGTAAGACAAGCAGATAGAGATGAAGTAATGGCATCTCACGGATTAGAACCTTTACCTGCTTTAGCTTATTGTATGGGTTCATCTGAAGAATCGAATACAATGATTGATGATAATAAGGACATTATAGGAATGTTCGGTGTAGCTAAGTTCGGTGAACTTGGTGTTCCGTGGATGTTGTCTAGCGAAAGAATTTATCAAAAGAAAATAGCCAGACAGTTTCTTATTCAAAGTAAACAATGGATTGACTCTACTATGTTAAGGTATATGATACTAACTAATTTTGTTAGTGCTGATAATACTAAAGCAATAAAATGGTTAAAGTACTTAGGATTTTCTTTTGTTAATTTAGATAAAGAACACGGAGTAGGTAAAAAACCATTCTATGAATTTATAAAAATAAGGAGTTAATTTATATGTGTTTTGCAGCAATTGGTGTAGCATTAGGAGCACAAGCAGGAACAGCAGCAGCGACTACTTTAGGTATTACTGCAGTTAGTTCTGTGGCTTCAATAGGTATGACACTCTTTCAAGGGTATCAAGGATACCAAGATAAAAAAGCAGTAGCACAGTATCAGCAACAACAATTTAATGCAAATAAAGTTCTTGCACAACAAGCTATGCTTACTGAAAGCAGAGGAATTCTAGAAAGACAAAGACAAGAAGAGTTAAGAACATCTCAGTTACTAAGAGAAAATAAAATTAAAGAGGCTCAGACTATGGGTACTTTCTTGGCAGCAGGAGGAGACTCTGGTGTTGCAGGTCTCTCAGAAGTTTTACTACTTGCTGATATAGAAAGAATGTCTCTTAATAACGAGCAAACAATTAACAGAAACTTTGAGTATGTAAATAAAGACCTACAAAATAGAAATGAGGGTATTTATCAAAAAGCTATTGGAAGAATACAAAGTGTACCTCAAGGAGTTATGCCTAGTCTTACAAATACAATCATCGGTACTGGATTACAAATAGGAGGAGATTTATTTGCAGGTTATGATAAATATATGGAAAGAACTGGTGGATATTTACCAGATATATATGATACAGATTCTTCTAGGAGAGATATAAGATATGGCTAGAACAATTGTAAATAGAAGAAACTTAGCAAATTTTGGTGGTAACATACAACCTACAGCTACACCAATAGATACATATTATCGCCCAGTAAAACAAACACCACCAGAAAATGAAGCAGTAGCAGGAATTATTAGTGCGTTAAAAATGGTTAATCCTGCTTTAGAAAAATATGGAGATAGAGTTGCAAAAGTTGCATCTGATGAAGAGTTTGCAGCAGGGCAAAAAGAATATGATTTAATGTCTCCAGAAGACAGAAAGAAAGCTTTAGCTGATATTAAAAGTGGTAAGATGAGTGAAGTCGAATCTCCGTTTTGGGTACGAGGGTTTGCTAAAAATCTGTTAGCTTCTGAAGCTTATAAGTTTGGAGAGTCTTTAGCAATTGAATATGAGCAAAAGAAAAACGAAGTTACTGCTGATGGTAATTCTCTTTTTGATTGGATGGCATCTAAAAAAGCAGATTTTATAAAAGCCAATGGACTAGAGGGTTTTGCACCAGATGTTTTAGAGTCACACTTTATGACTCCAGTTAGACAGTTTGAACAAAACACACTTCAGAAACATACAGCTTTTAGAGTAAAAAAGATAAAAGACCAAAACAATGCAAATTTTCGTGAGAGTTTAGTTGCACCAACAGATGGTTTTATAAATAATATAGAAATTGTTGATGACAAACTTCAAAGAGACACACTTACTGGAGAATTTATCAAAGCTACTAATTTTAAGATTCAAACTTATATAGATGAGGGAAACGACCCAAAGGAAACTCTTGATGGAGTTGAGCAGATGTTTAAGGATAAAATAAGAGAAGAATTTAGAGATGGTAATTCAGAATTAGCTGAACATATTTATAGAAAAGGATTATTGGAAATAAAAGGTAAAGAGGGAAAATTTGGTGATTATAAAAGAGATAAGTTAGAACAATGGTGGGAGTCTGTTAAAGAAGACGAACTTAATAAATCATCTAAAGAAATTGAAAATAAAAGAAAAGTAAGAAAAGAAAGAATGAGAGTGGGTTCTCAAAAAATAAGAGAATTTATTCAAAGTTCAAACGAGGACTTTAATCCAGTAACATTTGGTAAAGATGAGAGAGTACCACAAGATTTACGAGATGAGTGGATTTTTATTTCTAATAATGAAACAGAATATGGTTCAGCATCACTAGTTCAATTATCTAATGATATTCAAAATAAAATAACAGCTTATGATGACACAGAGAAAATTGATGCCATTACCGAAGCCTTAACAGTAACACACGATTATCAAGAAGCTGAAGAGTTACTTGAAGCTGCGAGGGTAAAAAATAATGTTACCCCAACAACTTATTCTAATTTTAAAATTTTAATAGAAAAAGCAAAAAAAGATGTATATGATGTAATTGACCCAGATAAAACTTTAGATAAAATGATTAAAGATATGACAAGGTCAGAAGAAGCTACTTTTGGCAGAGAAAGTTATGACCACGAACATTTTGAGTATGCAGCAGACATTCGTAATAAGGCTCGTAAATTAGCACTTGAACTTAAAAAACAAGTAGCAGATGGAACAAAAACGGAAGGAGAAGCTACTGTTGAGTTTGGTAAAAGTATTAATGGTTTTAAAGTAGCACATAAAGCTAATCTAGAGTTTGTAAAACAAAAAGATATACTAGAAAAAAAGAAAGACTATTTTTGGGAAAACAAAAATTTAGGAGTAGAAAAAGAGGATTATTCAACTCTTTTTGACCGAGCAAAAAGGTATCGTAATGCTAGAAAACAAAAACTTATATTAGAGTCTCAAGGAAAACAAAATAGTCACGAATATTCAAATGTTCTTAATAATATGAAAATGATGGAAACTGGTTTTCGTAGAAGTCAATTCTATAAAAATATGGTTGCTAATAGGCAAGATAAAAATAATACAATAGATGTATTAAATCAACAAATAGTAGCACTTGATAAAAATCAACCTCTTATTTCTGGAAGCCCAAGAGACCAATATCAACCTAAAAGTTTAGATGTATCAATGGCTGATTTTTTAAGAGCAATAAAAGAATATGAAAGAGCAAACCCACAATAAGGAGTAATTATGTCTGACGATGAATTGACACTAGAAGAATTAGAAGAAATGGATGAAATCAGTAGAACTAGCGAGATATCTCGAAACAGAGTTTTACAAGAAGACTCCCCTTTTCTTGATACAGTAGCAGATGTTAGTTCTGGTGCAGCAAGAGGTGTTCTTAAAGCTGCTGATGAAACTGCTGATTTTCTTTATTCTACTGCAGATGCAGGTTTTGAGATGGTGGGAAAATATATTTTTGGTAATGAAGATGCAGAGGGTCTTGAAGACTTAGCTGTAGGAGAAAATCTTTTTGGAGTATCTGATTGGATTGATGCTCCTAGTTCAACAGCAGGACAAGTTGCTCAAGACTTAACTCAATTTATTGGTGGTTATATTTTGCCAGGGGGTGTAGCTTTAAAGACTGCAAAAGCAGGAACAAAAGCTGCTAGATATTTTGGTGCTAAGAAACCATTAAAAGGTAGTGACTTTGAAACAGTTCAGAAACTAGGTAAGGTAACTGGTAAAGGTATTAACAAAACTGCAAAAGCAATAGAGAAAGGTTTAGATAGTAGAGTAGGTAGCAGTATGTTTAAATCTGCTGTATCTGCTAGTGTTGCTCACGACCCTTATGCAAAAAGATTGTCAGATATAATTCAAGAAAATCCTGCGTTAGCAAATCCAGTAAATGAATGGTTAGCATCTGACCCTACAGATGGACAAGCAGTAAATAGACTTAAAGCTGCTCTCGAAGACATTGCCCTTGGTGGTATATTTGAGGGAGTACTAAAACTTGCTACAAAAGTTAAGGGAAGAGGAGCAGGTAAAGATACTGAGCCAGATGCAGTAACTGATGAGGCTATAAAGAAAGACCAAGAAAAAACTGTAAAAGCTAGAGAGAAAAAAGTTGCTGAAAAAGGAAAGAAAGTTAAAGCTGCTGAAAAAGAACAGAAGTTAAAAGAAGAGGGTAAGAAAACAGATTTAAAAAATACAAAAGAATTGTTTACTGAAAATGTAGAAAAAAATGCAGCTAAAGATGGGATGGCAACTAGAGATTATTTAAATTCTAAAAATAAGGATTGGTTAGCTAAATCTGCTGATGAATTAGGTATTAAATATAATACAAAGACTACAAAAAAAGAAATACTAGATAAATTAAATAAAGTTGTTAAAGATACAGAAAAACTTAGAAATACTACAAAAGTAAAAGTAAAAGATACTAAAACAAGTGGTATTAAAAAAGTTACAACACCAAAAGCTATAAATACTGAATTAGTAGAAAATTTAAAGAAATCTATAAAAGACCCTAAGTCTTTGAAACTTGCTCTTAATTCTCAAAAGAATATAATGAATTTTACTAACCATACTAAAAAAGACGATAAGTATTTCTCAAGGTTTGCAAATGATGCATCTGATGAAATGGTTAATGTAATTAATGAGTCTATAAAAACTTTAGCACCTACATTAAAAGGTATAAAAAATAAACAGAGTATAGAAGAAGCTTTTCAAGAGTCTGCTAAGTTTTTACAAGATATGACTGGAACTAAGGCAAAGGACTGGGAAAAGATTGCATTCACTTATGGAAAAGGAATTGAACAAGCACAGTCTGCTCTTATTGGTATACAATCAAAAGTTGCAAACCAGTTAAATACTTTAAAGAATATTGCTAAAGCTGACTCTGCTGCAAAAGATGCTAATGAAAAGTTATTATTAGAAAGAAAGTTTATTGAAGAGACTGAAGCTTTACAAAAATATCTTGCTGCATCTAAAATGATACAAGCCCCTATTGGTAGAGCATTAAGAATGCAGAGAGAAAAAATTATGGACACAGATTCTATAATTACTGGATTTAAAGCTGCTGAAGATGCGTTAGGTGGAAAAGAGGCACTAAAGAAATTTAAGTTTGCTTTAGCTAACTCATCTTCTAATATGAGAGACTTTGGTAAAAATATGAAACTACTAGAACCTAGTGGTCTACATAAAAGCCAAGCAGTATTGTCAGAGTTATTTAGAAGTATGATTCTGTTTAACTTTAAAACACATATAACTAATACTTTATCTGGTCTTGTTGAAACTGGATTTGTTCCGTTGGAAAAAAAAGTAGGAGCAATAGCTGCAAGAGTATTTGGGCAAATTGATGCTGCTGAATATAAGCAGTTAACAAATCAAATAAAAGCACACTATATGGGAGTATCTCTAGCTAAGAAACAAGCTTACTATTATGCCAAACAAGCTTTTAAGAATGAGAGAAATATTCTTGACCCTTTAAATAGACAGCTTGAGCATCAAGACATTAACAAACTTACCTCTGAGTATCTAAATATCTCAAAAGGTAAGCTAGGCTCATTTGTGGACAGTATTGGAAAAACAACCAGAGGGTCACTAAGACTATTAGGTTCTGAAGACGAATTTATTAAGCAGATTAATTATCGTGCTAAGATATTTTCAGATGGTTACCTTGAGGGCTTAGAAATGGGTCAAAAAGGGGAAGCTTTAAAGAAATATGCATTAAAGAAAGTAGATGATGCGTTTGATGCAAATGGTATGGCTACAAACAAAGAAGCTTTGCAATATGCTAGACAAATTACCTTTACTGAAGATTTAGAAATATCTTTATTTAAAAATATACAACGATTAGCTAATCAAACACCTGCATTACAATTATTTTTACCTTTTGTTAGAACACCAAGTAACTTAATTATTAGAGCAGCCCAAAGAAGTGGACCTCTAGGTTTATTAAGTAAAAGAATGAGAAATGATATAGTTAATGGTACACCAGAGCAAAAAGCTTTAGCTATTGGTAGATTAACTACTTCATCAACAATTGGCTTTGGTATCTTTTCTCTTATATCAGAGGGAAGAATAACTGCAGGAGGACCACCAGACCCACAACAAAATAGATTATGGAGAATGGCAGGTAATCAGCCTTACTCAATAAGAGTGGGAGGTAACTGGATTGGATACAATAGGCTTGACCCATTATTTATGCCAGTTGGTGCATTGGCAAACCTAGCAGAGGCTCAAGACTTTGATGCATCAGAAGATGCTGCTGCTGCCGTTATATATGGCTTGTCTTCTGTCTTACAAGATAAGGCATACTTTCAAGGTATAACAAATTTACTTAGTGCTATCTCTGAATCAAATCCAGATAGAATTTCAGATATGACATCTTTTGGAGAAAATCTAGTTGCATCATTTGTTCCTGCTGCACCACAACAATTAGCTGAAATGTTCTTTAGTAGTAGTTATAATGAATATGGGTTTGATGAAACTGAATATGCTCCTTTAAGAGAAGCTATTGGTTTAACTGATAAAATACGCAGAAGACTTCCTAGAGTAAACGAAAATCTACCAGTAAAATATAATTGGTTAACTGGTAAGCCTCTATTAAACTATGACCCTATGTCAACTGGTTTCCCAGTAAAACCAGATGATTTTTCAGATGAAATATCAACAGAATTACTTGATTTAAATTATGGATTTCAAGGAGTTCCAAAGACAATAAATAAAGTCGAATTAAATAGTCAAGAATTTTCTGACTTTAATAGATTTATGGGCACAGTAAAAGTTGATGGAAGAACATTACTTCAAAGTGTAAAAAGAGCAATGGATAATTCTAAGTATAGAAAAGGTGACCCAGATAGAGTTTATGATGGGATGTTTGCATCTCCAGAAATAAAAGTTATATCTGAGATTTTTTCTAAATATAGAAGTGCTGCAAAAGTAGAGTTAATGAAAAAACATCCAGAATTAAAACAGAAGATATTCCTTTCAAAAAGAAGTAAAGCTACTGGAATAAATTATCTAGAACAATTTTTAGAGTCAAATAGGTAAGGAGCAATATGACATTATTATCAATCAAAGAAATCACATCTAATGGTGACCCTGCACAAGATATATCGTTTAACTTTAGTTATCTAAACCAAAGCGATATTAGAGTCTTTGTAGGTGGTGTAGAAAAGACTAGACCTGCTGATTGGGATTTTACAGATGCAAATACAATTGATTTTGTATCTCATCCACCCAACGGAACAGCCATAAGAATTGAGAGACAAACCCCTAACGCAAGTCGAGTTGTTGATTTCCAAGATGGTTCTGTTCTCTCAGAGTCAGACCTTGATAATTCTGCAGACCAAATTTTCTTTATTGCTCAAGAAGCTGTTGATAAAGCTAACTCATCTATTATCAAAAACTCTCAGAACAACTGGGAGGGTTTAGGAGCAAGACTTTCTAATCTTGCTGACCCAGTAGACCCACAAGATGCAGCTACTAAAGCATCGGTTAGTGCAATTGTAACAACAGAAGTGTCTACGGCTCAAGCTGCAGCAACTGCTGCTCAAACTGCTGAAACAAATGCAGAAACTGCTGAGACTGGGGCAGAGACAGCTAAGACTGGAGCAGAGACAGCAAAGACTGCTGCCGAAGCTGCACAAACGGCTGCTGAACAAGCAGAGGCAGATACTCTGCAAATTAAATCAGATATACAAACTATTCAACAAAATATTAACACAAACTTTGGTGCTTCAAATTTACCAAGTAGTTTAGTTGGTTTTGGAGGACAGTTCTTAGAAGTTAAGAGTGATGAAAGTGGTTACCAGTTTGTTAGTTCTGTTGCCAAACCAAAATTTTACGGATTAAAACTAACTAACGGTCAACTAAATGTAACAACAAGCACAACTGGTAATTATAATGTTTCAGATTATGACTACCAACTTATAGCTGAAAATGTAACATTTCAAATAGTTAACAACACTTTACAAATAGATTTACCATAAGGAATAAATATGCAAATAAATATAGATAAATTAGGTTATAGATGGGTTGGTCAATATTCTGCAACGGCAACCTATAAAGAAAATGATGTAGTATTCAAAGACTCTGGAACTTATAGAGTTGATGCTAGTGGTAATCTAATTGCTTTTGCTTTAGGTCAACAAGATGTTTTAACTAAAGGTCATTTACTTACTGGTGGAGATTCTGTTGGTGGTGTTAATTCACAACTTCTACATTCTAAATTAAATTCAGGAATTGAGTTTAGACATACAGATGAAAGAAACGGAACTTATGTAAAAAGATTGATGAGTTTTGGAAATAATAGTCCACATAGAGGACAATATTTAGGAACTTTTTATGATACTCCTATGGTTGTTATGTCAGACGGTACAGTTAGACAATGGGGTAGAAGAAATAATGATGGTAGACACGGAACTGGAGTTTACGGACAGAACAGTAATACTTTTAGACCAGCTATGCTTCCTTTTCCTAAAGGAGTTGTAATTGATAAATTATATGGAAATGGAGTATTAAAAATTGCAATAGATACAAACGGTCATTCTTGGAGTTGGGGTAAATATGATGGAACAGATACAAACACAAGTGGTGCATCTAATCAACAAACACCAAAAAGAATGTATGATGTATTACCTGAATTAGAGAATGAAAAAATTGTAGATGTACATTGTGGCTATGGTTGGTACGGAGATGGTCACATATTAATGCTTACAGAAAGTGGCAAAGTATATGGTTGGGGTCAAAACAACTATGGTCAACTAGGAGATGGTACTACTACCTTTGTATATACAGTAAAAAGAATTGGTGAAGAATTAGGCACAATAAAAAGAATGTTTTCTCTCCCTGCTACTTATGGTTGGACTTGTTTACAAACAGAAGATAATACTTTATGGACAACTGGTAATCATAGTAATTATGGTCTAGCACCAACTGGAACTACTTTTCAAAAGGTAACTATGCTTAACTCAGTTGGTTCTCCAGTTATTGATATAACTTCAAGTATACACGATGGTCATTGGGCAGCAGGTTCTCAATACTATGGAACTCTTATGATTTTACATCAAAATGGAAATGTTACTAACTTAACTAATAGTGGATTAAACCAAGCAGGTTGGGGTACACAAGGACAAAACGGTTATACTGTTGTGCCTAGTGACCCTTTTGAAACTAACTGTGCAGAAATAATTGCTATGAATGGTGGATATGGTAGAGCACTCTCAAGAAGAACTGACGGTACAATATGGCATAGAGGTTATAGTGGATTTAGTACTAGTCCTACTGGTGGTAACACTACTGGTTGGAATCAATACAGAGATTACAATAACGAACCAATCACAAATGTAACTAAAATTAATATGCTCGGAGGTCACTATGGAAGTCATTTCTCAGCACTTACTAGTGATGGAATATTGTATTGTTGGGGTGCGACAAATCAAGGAAGTGACGGAGCAGGTCTTGGAAGTAATTATAATAATGCAACAACACCTACTGGTCTGTCACCAGTAAAAATACCTGAGAAAATCATTGACTATGATGTTGGTGGTTATTCATCAAGTGGAACTGGATATTTTACAGTTCTAGCATTAACTGAAAGTAATACTTTGTATGCTTTTGGTTACAATAATTATTACGCAAGTAATGATTTTAACGGAGCACGATGGACTCCAAAAAGAGTTCAATTTTAATAATAATGTATAAAAGGAGCAAACTATGACTACAGTAAGTCTTGGCAAAGTATCTTTTACTTGGAAAGGAAGCTATGATGCCAGTACAACTTATAATTCACAAGATGTTGTGGAATATAACGGAGATTCATTTGTATGTGTAACAGATAATACAACTGGAACTACACCAACTACAACTAGTTCTACAACTAGTCCAACAACAAGTAATCTAACAGTAACTGTACAACAATATTATGGCAGTAATTATTTTTACATTGATGGTGTAAAGACACCAACATTACAGCTTTACGAGGGTAATACTTATGTGTTTGATGTTTCAGATTCTAGTCTTTCCAACCATCCTTTAAAGTTTTCAACAACAAGTGATGGTACTCACAACTCAGGTACTGAATATACAACTGGAGTTACCACAAATGGAACAGCAGGTTCTTCTGGTGCAACAGTTACAATAGTAGTAGCTTCTGATGCTCCTATACTTTACTATTATTGTGGAAATCACTCAGGAATGGGTGGAACAGCTAATACACCAACTTATGCTACAACAACAACAACAACATCTAATTGGAATTTACTTGCTCAAGGTAGTCTAGGGGTAGGTCAAAATTCTGGTGATTTAATTTATTTTGATGGTACACAATTACAGAGGCTTCCAACTGGTAATGCCAATCAAGTATTAAAAATAGATGGTACTACACAACTTCCAGTTTGGGGTGATACAAATTACAGAAGTGGTGTTAAAGGTAAGTATCTATGGAACTTTAGTGCTATGTCTTACAGAAGAAATTTTTGTGTAATGGAAGATGGTACTATGCGAGGTTGGGGTACAAACTCATACGGTACTCTAGGAGATGGTACTACGACAACTAGGTATGCTCCAGTAACTCCTGCATTTGACAATGCAAATAATTTTACTGGAATAAAACTAGAGTCTGATGGCACTATGAGAGATGGTGTTATAAAAGCTACTTATTATAATATGAATATTATAGGCAACAACGGACACTTATATACTTGGGGTCAGAATTCGTATAGTCAAATTGCTGATGGAACGACAACAAATAGATTAACACCTTATGATGCTACTGCTGACTCAGCCAACTCATTAAATGGAAAAGAAGCATATCAAATAGCACAAACTGTTACTGCTCAAAATTATGATTCTCTAATGGTGTTATGTACTGACGGAACACTTCACGGTGTTGGTTATAATGGTTATGGTCAATTAGGAAACTCATCTACAACAAACGCAAATAGATTTGGTGCTGTTTCTCAGACAGCTCTTAAATTTTGGAAAGTATTTGGAAGTGGGGATAGATACACTTCTTATATTGGATTAGGTGCAGTATATGGAGATGCACTAGTTGGTGGTGGTACAGTTGGTTCAACTACTGATATTTTAACAGAAACACCAGTAACATTTAGAGTTTACTTCTGGGGTTATGCAGGAGATTATCAGAATGGTTTTAATACAAACACTAACTATTCTGTACCAACAGAAATAACTACTTTTTATTCAAACACTAATAATATAATTAAGTGTGTTCCAACAAGACACTCTTGGTTTGCTTTAAGTGATAATGGAACTTTATATGGTTGGGGTTATCCTTATGGTGGGCATCTTGGTAACGGAACAACATCCACAACTCAAGCTGTTACACAAATTGAAACTAATGTAGCTGAAATAGTTGCATCAAAATCATCTAACGGAAATACTTGTGCTTGGTATAGAAAAACAAATGGTGAAGTATATGCTAGTGGGTATAACGGTTACGGACAACTAGGTGTAGGCGATACAACTGCAAGAAGCACATTTACACAATCAGCAACTGCTCCTACAAATATAACCAAGATGGTTGTATCAGGTGGGGAGAACTATGATTCTGTAATGGCTTTAACATCTGACAACGAAGTATATGGGGTTGGATACAATGGTGTAGGTAATCTAGGAATTGGTAACACAACTAACCAAAGCACTTGGCAAAAAGCATTATTTCAAAAACCAATAGTTGATATATGTTCTCTTGGTCACAATGGTTCAGAAAACGGTTATACAATTATTACTGATGATGGTGGAGTGTATTCTACTGGATATGGTAATACTGGTCAAACTGGTGATTATAGTGGTAATAATCAATCAACATTCCAACCAATTATATTCTAATGCAAGTAACTAAAGACTTAATAAAATTATCAAATATCTTAATAAAGATACCAAAGGCTACAAAAAGAGTTTGGGATTTATCTGAGAATAGATGGGGGTATAAGAAAAATGCCTAGACTAAGTCAAACGCAAGAATTAAAGACAACACAACAATTACAAACAGAACTTATAGCACACGAAAGAGAATGTGCAGAAAGAGCAAAATCAGTACAAGAAAAGCTGCAAGGCTTGGATAAAAGACTATGGAGGTTAGAAGCAATGATTATGGCATCCACTATTGCTATGATTACATTGTGTATTAATGTATTTATAAAATTTTAATGACAAGAAAGGAATATAATGTTAGCAGAACTAGCTGCTGCAAACGCAGCTTTTAGTATAATTAAACGCACAATATCAAATGGCAAGGAATTGTTTGAAGCAGGTGAAGCTATTGGAAAGCTAGTTCACGCACACGAAACTGTTAGAGATAAAGCCAACAAAAGAAAAAACTCTATGCTTACTGTTATTAGTAACAAAAAAGAAAGTGACCTTGAAGAGTTTATGGCTTTAGAAAAAATGAAAAAGTATGATGCAGAACTAAAAGAATATATGCTTATACACGGCAGACCAAACTTATATACAGATTATGTAAAGTTTTGTGCAGAAGCTAGAAAAAGAAGAAAGCTTGAATTAATTAAACAGAGAGAAGCAAGACAACAACTTTTAGAAACAATTGGTATAGGGCTATTAGTTATTGGAGGAATAGTTGTTGTCTCTTTTATAGGATATATAATATTACAAAGTCGAGGAGGATAAATGATTTTTGGAGCAATAACAAATATTTTAGGTAGTGTAGTAAAAGGCTACTTTGAAACTAAAAAAGAGAAAGCAAAACAAAAGCTATTACAAGTACAAGCTGAGACAAAGATAATGGAAAAGAAAGTCTCAGGGGAAATTGATTGGGATATGGAAATGGCGAAAGCAAGTGACAATTCGTGGAAAGACGAATGGCTCACAATAATTTTTTCTATACCCCTTGTTTTACTTTTGCTAGGGCAAGAGGAAAGAGTAACAGCTTTCTTTGCAGCTTTAGAAAGAGCACCAGATTGGTACACCTACCTGCTCGGTACAATTGTAGCTGCGTCATTCGGTATTCGTGGTGCTACTAAATTCTTTGGAAAGAAATAATGAAGAAAAGAAACTATAGAAAAGAGTATGATGATTATCACGGAACTCCAGAACAAAAGAAACGCAGAGTCGGTAGAAATGCTGCTAGGCGATATGCTATTAGACAAGGTAAAGTAAGAAAGGGCGATGGTAAGGAAGTCGACCATAAGGATTTTAACACAACTAATAATAGTCCTAGTAATCTTAGAATTATGTCTAAGTCAGCTAACCGAAGCAAACAACCTAAAAGGAAAGGCTAATGAAAAATAAATCACAGAAATTATTAGAAGACCTACACGAGGCAACTGCAATAGAACTATTAGAACGAGTGCGTTCTGGTTCTGCTAAACCTGCTGACCTTGGTGTAGCTGTAAAGTTCTTAAAAGACAATGGTGTAGAAGCTATCCCAGTTGATGGTTCTACTTTAAATAAACTAATGGAAGAATTACCTTTTAATAATGATGAAGACGAACTCGAAGAAATCAAAACCCAACAAACTCATTGACTTTAGAAATTTTCTATATCTCGTTTGGAGACATCTCAACCTACCAGAGCCTACTCCAATACAGTATGATATTGCTAACTATATACAAAATGGTCCTAGACGATTAGTCATTGAAGCTTTTCGTGGTGTTGGTAAAAGTTATATTACTAGTGCCTTTGTTGTGCATCAACTATTGATTAATCCAGAACTAAAGGTTCTTGTTGTCTCAGCCAGTAAAACTCGTTCTGATGACTTCTCTACATTTACGCAGAGACTAATACACGAGATGCCTATACTTAATCATCTAAAACCTAGAGAAGAGCAAAGAGCATCTAAGATATCTTTTGATGTAGGTCCTGCAGCAGCTTCACACTCTCCCTCAGTTAAGTCAGTAGGTATTACTGGACAACTAGCAGGTAGTCGTGCAGACTTAATTGTCGCTGATGATATTGAGATACCAAATAACTCTGCTACTCAAATGATGCGAGACAAACTTGGTGAATCTATAAAAGAGTTTGATGCGATTCTAAAACCAGATGGTCGCATCGTATATTTGGGTACACCACAGACAGAATTGTCAATTTATGAAGAATTACCCAATCGTGGCTATGAAATACGCATCTGGACAGCACGATACCCCTCAGAAGACGATATAAGCCGTTACAGCAGCCGTTTGTCACCTTTGCTATGTGATACTATCTCCAGAGCCAAAAAACCTCTCTGTGGGCTTCCTACAGACCCCAAAAGATTTACGGATGACGATTTGCTAGAAAGAGAGTTGTCTTATGGTAAAACTGGATTCGCACTTCAGTTTATGCTCGATACTACTCTGTCAGATGTAGACAGATATCCACTAAAAGCATCTGACCTAATTGTTATGCCAATTGATAACGATAAAGCACCAGAAAAAGTTGTATGGGGTAGAAGTCCAGTTAATGAGATAAAAGACCTAACTAATCTTTCTCTAGCAGGAGATAAGTTTTATTCACCACAAGATACTGTTGGTTCTTGGATTGACTATACTGGTTCAATTATGGCTATTGACCCATCTGGTAGAGGACAAGACGAAACTTCATATGCTGTTATCAAAATGCTAAATGGTCAATTGTTTCTAATTGATGCAGGTGGAGTGCGTGGTGGTTACTCTAGTGAGACATTACAGAGTCTTAGTGTTATAGCTAAGAAGTATAAAGTAAATGCAGTAATAGTAGAAAGTAACTTTGGTGATGGTATGTTTACTGAATTACTAAAACCAGTACTGTATAAGATATACAATGTTAGTATAGAAGAAGTAAGACACAGTAAACAGAAAGAACTAAGGATAATAGATACACTAGAACCAGTTCTAAATCAGCATAGGTTGATTATAGACCCAAAGGTTATAGAAAAAGATTGGCAATCAGTACAGTCTTATAGTTCTGAGAAAGCACCTAAGTATACTCTTATACATCAGATGACTAGAATAACAAGAGATAGAGGTGCTCTAGTCCACGATGACCGACTAGATGCATTGTCTATGGCTGTTGCTTACTGGGTAGAACAAATTAGTGCTGATGCAGACAGAGCAATAAAAGACAGAAGAGAAGAATTACTAGACATAACTCTAGAGAAGTTTGCTACTAATACTTTGTTAAAGAAAGATGAAGAAGAATATCACCAATGGATTAATTAATGGACACAATAGGAGGGGGGGCTAAAGTACATATATAGTATTACATAGTAGTACATAGTAGTACATAGTACTATAGTATACTATATACTGCTAGTTCTGTGTCTTATCTATAGGTCAAATATTTAGTAAAAAAATGTGAAAGGGTTATACGCATAGGTTTCCGTGGCGATTCCCCCCATTGGTATGCAGGCAGGTGCTATAAAAAAGAAAGCTATGGTATATGGTAGGAAATATGCGACTGTCTCACTGAGACGCAAAGCAACGGCAATGCTACTGCTTCAAAATGTTTTCTTTCTATGTCATAACATC